GCCAGTAGCCCAATTTAGGCGACGACCAGTTTTCCAGTCAATTACTTCTATAACACCATCATCTACTTCTGTTACAAAGTCAATAGTGCCTTTGATAGCAAGCTGACCTTCTACATCTTCGCCCTTATCATTCTTATACTTAAACTTTGCCCATGGCTCATCAATGGGAATATCGAAGTGTGGTTCCGCAGCAACGATATTTCTATTCCTTGGATCAAACTGTCCATCATTATATTCAATTGCCGTCTGTACAAGATCATCACAGAACTTATAATCAGCATTGGCATAGCTATGTATGCACTTGCTGGTATAGGATTCATATGACTCCTTCAGCATCTTATCCACAAACTTTTTAGTATATAGAGCTTTTGGTGTACACTTAACCTCACCAATAGCATCGTCTACTATTTTTAATGTTTTGGCATCTGGATTATCCTGCTGTTCTTTTTTTAAAGTAGCAAGAACTTCCATAACCTTGTGAACAACAGTGCCAAGTTGTGCCTTCTTTCCAGACGGAGACTGATAGCCCAGCACGTAAGTAAAATAATAACTCATCTGACAGTACTCATACTGATTATAAGATGAAGATCTAATGTATGGACAAAGCATATGTTACCTCTTATTGAAAGTATGAATACCAGTATTATTTTCTGCCTGTGGCGGATTTGGCTCTTGTTCTTCGCCTAGCCAGCCCCAAGATTCTAGAGCCTTAATGATTTCAACATTCTGCTCATGGATTGTCATGTTAGTGTTGTCGATAACATAATCAAACTTACCATACTCTTTGATTTCATTCTCAGAAATATCATCATCCTCATATGGGTTTCTGGTTAGATGAATAACCTTACCTCCAACAGTCTGAATAGCCTTAGCTTCGTTACAGAACCTACAGTCATCAATAACCGCAATCAATGGCTCTTCAGATGCTATGTTCTGTAGTGCATTCTCTAGCCAGATATCATCATAAATCTTACGACAGATCTTAGTTCCAAACCACTGTAGGAATTCACGGTGTGTTATCTTCCCTGGCTCATGATAAACTAGGTTGCCACTTTTGAGTAAGCGTTGAATTACTGTGCTCTTTAAAGCATTCTCGTCAGTAACAACTCCAGGCATATCTTCCCATCTATAGTTTGTAGTGCTATTCTTTTGAGTATTGTTTCCAAAAACACCATCACGCTTTAGGTCAAATAAAGCTACAGACATTTCCTTTAGGACTGATGCAAATGAATATGTCTTAACATACGGCCACATATTGTAACTAGCCCATTCAGCAAATTCAGCATCGCTTCTATGGATATCTAAGATAACACCAACAGTATCACTCTCATTGCCTTGCTGATCCCTGACAACTGTGTCAACTGTCAGTTTTCCATTTTCCAGAATTGAGAAATTCTTAATAATGCTATTAGCACGAAGCTGATAACCGTGTATGAAATTAGCGGCAGTAGTCTTACCGGCCTGCTTAGTACCGGCAAATGCCAAGATTCTAGTCATTTATATCTCCTTTATTCCAATTTTTTCTAGTTGCGGACCCAATTCTGATCTGACTTGATCAACTGGCATGTCGCCAATATCTTTAGTAGAAATTTCTGGACGGTGATAGTTAAATCTCCTTCCACACTTTTTAACAATCTGTATGTATGCTTTTTGCCCAGCGTCATCTGTGTCGGTAAGCACGACAACATCCATAACGCCAGCTTCCTCAAGAATAACAAGCTGATCTTCTCCAATGCTACATCCAAAAATACCAACAGCTTCTGGATAACCAGCCTCATGTAGTCTCCAAACGTCGCCTTGACCTTCTACGAGAATAACAACACCAGTTTCCTTAATATGGTTATAGGCATGATGTATTCCATAAAACACACTTCGTTTGAATCCCTTGCTGTAGAGCCATTTTGGTTTCATTTCTTCATTCGTAGCACGACCAGCAGCACCAACGTAGTTGAAAAACTGATCATAGATAGGAGCGACGGCACGACCAGACATCTGTTTGCCCTTCTCGTTTGAAATACCAACATCAAAATGATCTAGTATTTCTGCTGACCATCCACGATTGATAAAATATTCTGCTGGTATAGATAACTTACTTCGTATCTGCTCTCTTGATGGACCCTTTTCTTCTGGTTGTTCTGTCTTTTTATTGAAAACATCTACTGGATCAAATGAATTAACTGAAACCCTAGAAATATCTACATCATCACCAATGATAGACATACAGAACTTTTCTGTCTCTTCTAGTGAGACTTTTTTATTTTGTCTATATGATAACACACCGCGAACAAAACCAAATAGACTATTGGCCCATTCAGTTTCACACTGATGCGTCCAGCATCTCCAGTTACCCTTTATGGTATCACCATCTGTGAAAATGGTACAAGCATTCTCATTATCACCACCATGTACAGGACAGGCACATGCCAACCTATTCGGATGCTGTACATAATCAATACCAAGCTTATCCATAAGTCTGGTAAGGTTTGGTTCTTCAGCTAGTGTATTACAGATTTTGTATATCTGATTCTGACTCAATGTCATCTTCTACTTCAAATCCCTCTTCGTGGTTTTGGATAGTATTGTGGATCTGGTTTCTAGTTGCACCTTCCTCAATTTTCCCAAGCGAACCATACATTTTAATGCTGATATAATCACCGTCATCAAGCCCAGACCCATGACGAGCAACGACCGGTACAAGTTTTCTGTTTCCATTTTGTATTTTATCCTCCGCTATTTCCTCCTCTGATTTTAGCTTAAAAATGGTAAAACTGGTACACAACCATATAAGCCTATCTGAACCGGAAACAACATCAGTTGATTCCTTAGTTATACCATCACGATTCAACTGAACAAAACTTAAGCATGGAACATCATATTTCACACAAAAGTTATGTAATTTAGTGATTTGAAAACCAAGGACTTGGTACTCTTGCATAGAAGCAGATATACCCTCTGAGCCCATGAGCTTAAGATAATCATAAACTATTAAACAGTCCTTAGTTCTACCATTCTCGTCAAATCCAACATGCTGATAAATCCATTTTCTCATGATGGCGAGAATGTTTTCAAATGACTGCCCCGCAATGCTAATGTAGTGATATGGAATTTCATCTATCTGCTTAACTGCCTTCTGGACCTTTTCTAGGTCGGTAGGATTCTCGGCAAACTTTCCACTTGAGATTTTATTAATCTCTACTCCACTTAGATTGGCAAGCATTCTGTTATAATGATCTTCTTTACCCATTTCAGTATCAAGCATTAGTACTGGTATGTTATGCTCTTTTGATACATGAATTGCTACAGCGTCACCAAACATGGATTTACCAGTTTTAGGACGAGCAGCAATTAGGTCAACTGATTTACGGCGTAGGCCACCGCCTATAGCCAAATCAAAATGAGGGAATCCACTTGGAATCCCAACGTAATCTGTGGGGTTTTCTATTAGGTAATCAACATAATCCTGTAGACCGGAACCTAATAGCTCTGTACTCTTATTTGAAGACTGATATAATGTGCCAGTCGCATCAAGGATGGGTTCTTCCACCTTGCTGACAATATCCATAATGTCTTCGTCACCAGAAACCTCTTCCATGTCTTTAATACATGTTTTAAGAGTCTGCCCTAAGTCTCTGGCTAATTTTAGTTTCGTAACCTTTGCGGCATGAACGCCAACATTCTCTTTATGAATAGGGAAATTGAAAAGGGAGCGAATAAAACCAATTTCGCTCTTGTTATTGATCTTATCGTAAACACCAAGCTCACTAGCTGTTGACAGTATAGATGTTAGATCAACCTTATTGTTTTGATTAATGATCTTTGAGATGCATGTGAATAGAATCTGGTTCATGCTGTCCGTAAAATGATCAGCATCAACGAAGTCCATCTCTAAATACGCATCAAGCCCGAACTGACATAAGCCAGCAAGAACCGCACGTTCAGAAGCTATATTTTCTAGTTTGCTCATTTACGAATACATCCATCACATACAAACCATTCACGCTTATGACTCGGATGAGTCTGTACTGTTCTCCCACATTTCTGACAAATTTGCTCAATCTTCTTGAATGGCTTTCTCCTAGATCTATCTGCCAAGGTTATTTCCGGTGTGCTAATATCCTTGTCAGAACCATCGTCCACAAATTGAATTTCTCTTTTGATTTTATTTACGGCAACACCATTCTTACGGGCAAGATCTTCATCGCTCTTCATTTTGAACGAATTAAAATCTGGCTCTTTACTGCTTTCTTTTACTGGTTCTGGTGCTGGTTCTGGTTCTGGTGCTTGCTCAACTTTCGGAGAAGGCTCAATAGCACTAGTGGGAGCAACCTCGTCAAGAATCTCGTTAGCCATAGCCATAAGCTCCGCATCGTCTAGCATGATCGCTTTTCTAAGTAGCTTTTTAGCTTGCTCTATTTTATTCATTATCTTCTCCTCGCCATGTTCTCTAAAATATTAGATAGTCTTTTAATGTTATCAATATGGTTTGTCAACGTTTTGATTTTAGCTTCAGCACCTTTTTTTACCTTAAGCAATTGGTTAGCTATAGGGTTCTCTTTTATCGCACTATAATACTTATCCTGCCATTTTGAATATTTTTCACCATAATTACTAAGCTTACCAGAAACTATGTACCATATAGCATCTTCGGCCCAATCAAACGCAATCTGTTCTCTAGCCATTATTTTTTGCAGATAGTCGGCATAGCACGTAAGGTTATAAGCACCGATAAGCATCTGGTCATGAGTTAGTTTATTTAGGTCTGACGGATTCATTTCCAATAGAGTTTCTACTTCCTCATTGGCACGAATCTCAACTAGTCCAACATTATGTAACCATTTGTCAATATCTTCTACGAATTTATTGTATCTTTCTTCTCCAGTCATCTATATCCTCATTGTAGTTTA